GAGCAGGACATTTAGTATTATTACTAAAAACAACACCTGCATGTTGTAATTTATTTGTATCTGTAAACAAAAGCCTAGCTCCAACCGCACCAATATGAGAATCTTTATCCATTAATTTAATTAACTTTTTTATTGATGTTGTGTCAATAAATATAACATCATTATTTAATAGTAAAACATAATCATTATCTTTTGGCGCAGCTTCATTAAATAATAAATTTGTACCTTGAGAAAAATTCTGTAAATTATTCTTATAAGCAATACATTTAATATTACCTTCCCAAGACGAAACTATTTCTGCTGTATTATCTGTAGAAGCATTATCTTTTATTAACCAATTATAATCTACTCCATCTAAAGATGGTAATAATGAATCTTTTAATTTAGTTAATTTATCAATACCATTCCATGTTAATGTCAATATATGTAACATATCTATCCTTATAAAGCTGTCCTTAATCCACCCATAATAGAAATATCTCCATTAGATCCAATATATAAAGATGGACCAACATATACGTTATTCATAAGAGGAATATGTTTACCAACATTATAAGTGAATGGAGTAACAACAAATTGAATTTTTTTATTATCTATACCAAAACCTAATCCTAATTGCAAAAATGAAAAATCTGGTTGGTTTTTAAATCGCCCATATGACATAAATCCTACATCTAAATTTGGAGAAGCCTCCCCACTCATTTGACTTAAATTAAGTCCACCGTCAATACCCATAAATAATCTAGGATTCCACCAATTAAAACTAGCTTCTGGATATTCTTGTTTAGTTGTAGCTGTACTTATTTTTACATCATAAGTTTTACCTTCTACACTTACAGAAACTTTATTATAAAAATATTGTCTTTGATTTTCATCTGTACCAACCACAGAGGTCATATGATATGTTCTTGGTAATATTTTTACTTCCCATGGTTTCTGTTGCCATGCTGAAAATCCAACTTCACCAATTGGTACATTCACATTAACAAATGGTTCATATAATGTTAACATTTGCTGATTTTTTAAATAACCAAATGAATCAGTATTTGGACATGGTATCTGTTGCCCATTACATTCTACTGTTGGTATCTTTGGATCTGGGTTTGTTTCTCCAATATGTGTAGAACTTATATTTGTTTTATGATAACCAATACTATCTACAGTATAATCATTTACTGCACTAATTTCAGCACTTAATAACTTCATATCATCTTGAATTGCTTTAAGATTTAAATTATTATTTTGTATATATGATTCAATATCTTTTTTAGTAGCATATTCATTCATACTACGAGTTATATTTCCAGCCAAATCTTTTTGCTTAACAATTTCTGTTTCTATGCGCTTTTGTTGTTGAGTTAAATTATATTGATTATAGCAAATTAGTAATAATATAGATAAAACAAATATTACACAAATTGATATTAGTATCTTTATTTTATATGTCACGGGATATGTGTCTCCAAATTTTATTATTTCTAATAAAACTAATTGTTTGTTCACTAACTTCAAACTCTTTAGCTAAATCTTTATTTTTTGCACCATTTTTTATTTTTAATAAAATTTGAATAACTTTTTCATCATTTAATTTGGCATTATTATTTTTAGATCCAGATATTTTGCCTTTATTAGATAATGATATTTTATTTTTTATTTCATTAGATAGCTCTTTTCCAATATGAATTTGAGACATTTTATTTTTCGTTTCATTAGAAAAAGGTTTTCGAGTTTTTCCTTTTTTTGATTTAATTATTTTATCAATATGATCTTGAGATAATTTTTTGCCAATATGTGCATTTGAAAGTTTATTAATATGATTTTGAGATAATTTTTTACCAGAAAGTGATTTAGATACATTATCATTATGTTCTAAAGTATGTACTTTTCCAATATGAGATTTTGAAATTTTATCTTTCGTTTTTTGTGATAATTTTCTACCTGTTAATGTTTTTGAGATTTTATCTCTTGTTATATCAGTAACAACTGTTTTATTACCACCACAATCTATATTATATCCTATGTTGGGATCTGTAGAGTTATAAAAAGAAATATAATATATCTCTTTACTATTTAATTCTTCTTGATTTTGAGCTGCCTCATCTATAATTTCAAATGTGAAACTTTCAAAACCATACTTATACATAGCGTTATAAATGTATAAATTGTTTTTGTGTTTATTTTTGGAATAATATTTATAATTTTTTATTCTATATTTTAACTCTCTAATTGTTTGTCCAATATAAATTTTATTGTTTATAATATTTGTTATTTTATATATAGTATATTTGTTCATAAGTAAATATCATATTATTACCTATTTGCTTATCAGCTATTTTAATTTGTTTGTAGATAATGTCATAGTAACTCTATCTATACCAGATCATTTCTGCCATTTATTTACAAAAATTTCTCGTGCTGATTTATATAATTGGTACGTATTGAGTTGAGAACTAGTTTGCTTACCAAAATGTACAACGGGCACATCAACCACTTCTAATGGAATGCCAAGTTTTTTAGCTCTAAAAGAAAGATCTGTATCTTCAAAATATGCTATACCAAATTCTTCTGAAAAAATTTGAGGCATATGACAATCTGTAATTATCATATCATTTGGTATTTTCCTAGGCAAATCTAATTTATTCCAAATAGATTTAGATGAAGCGATACACCATCCAGATAAATATGACTTACCAGCCAATACACGATTAGCTTCTTGCACAAAATTTAAATCATTATCTAATTGACCCATAGTTGGTCCACATAAAGAAGTAGAACATTTATCTATTAATGATTTAGTCCAATCAGTATGATTACATCTAACTCTAATATCATTATTTAAAAATAACACATTGGGAGCAGTAGCACAATTAAATCCATAATTACATCCTTTAGCAAATCCACAATTAGTATCCATTCTATAATACTTAATCTCTTTAGAATGCTCTAATTCTGATTTTGTTTGGTCTGTACTTCCATTATCTACAATGATAATTTCATGATCATTAGGTAATTTAGATAAATCACCAAGACATGATTTAGTAAAATTGAATTTATTATATACAGGAATAACAATACTTAATATTTTATTCATTTCTTTTCCAATCCCCAAACAAATTGATACACTTCACCATTTGGACGATTGCGTAAATAATCAGATACTGCGACAGGAACTTGATCATAACTATTTTTGAATTCAGTATACTCTACAGCATTATACAAATCTTCTTTATTAACTACTTTTAATCCACATTTATCAATCATTTGTTCTAATGAATTTTCAGTAAAAAACTTCAGATGAGTTTTATCTAATAAACCAAAATCTCTATATTCGAATTTATCTTGAAGTAAATCAATAAGTACAGCATTATGAGATATGTTTGGTACAGAAATCCAAATCACTCCATTAACTTCTAATAATTTAGCACACTTAATTAAGACTTTATCAGGTTCCACTAAATGTTCTAGTACATCTGCAAATATAATGTAATCATAAATTGATGAATCACTATGCCATCTATTTGTATTTAGTAATCTTCTAATTGTAAATTTCTTTTCTATATCTCCACGGGAACCTACTAAAGAAGTTCTTGCATATGCAGAAGCATTATGTCCAGACTTATTCTTTTCTATAATATCTACAGTACATCCAAGTTGTTCTTTTAGATATTTAGTCATTCTACCGTGAGCACAACCAATTTCTAAAACCCTACTTTGAGTTTTTATATTTTTCAATATTACTGAATTAGAATTTCTAGTTGTAATATCTAATTCAAAATCATACGTCATTTTCATTTATTATCACGACTCCATACTAAATTTAGTAATTGCTCTAGGATTAATAACAGCCATCCCAATCGTTTCTGTACAAGTCCAACCTAAATAATCTACTCTATTATTTCTTTTAATCTTACCATTTTTATCAATAATTACTTCGTCATGTTTAAATGGTCTTATTTTAGGAATATCAGGTCCTAAAACTTCAATTTCAGTTCTAATTTTAATATTCCCGTATGTTTCTATTTCTTCATCAGTAGGAAGATAAATGTTTCCATATTTCATTTATCACCTTCATCAGATGTAGAAATTACTATCATGTTATAATCATCATTTTGTATAATTGCGCCTTGACCACCAATAACAGAACCAAAAACAGTACCATAACCCCAAAATTCTTCAGGTTTAAGCTTAATCTTACCATCAGTATCTATTATAATAATATCGTGTTTCATTTATCTTCCTCAACATTTTCTGATGGTAATTGATTATTGTTAGTATCATGGGCTTCTAATATTTTAGCGTATTTCATTATTATTTCAAAAGCATCTTTTAAAGATTGAGATGACATACCTTGAGGTTTAGGTTTAATTTGAATTTTTCCATCTGAATTAATTATAACTTTATCATGTATCATTTGCATAAACTCACAATCTTTTGCGCCGCTCGTTCCCAAGTATAATCTATCACAAGTTCTTTCATATTTGAAGAAAACTTTGCATGATAATCATTATAATTATTTACTACATCTTTTAAAGCTTGAGACGCTTTATCAACATCAGGTTCAAAAACTTTAGCATAAGGAGATGGTTCCCAATACTGCATTCTTACGTCTGCTCTAATTTCTTTTCCATCTATAAGTACTGAATTGTTATCATTCATGAAATCTAATTGACCACCATAACGAGGAGCTATTACAATTTTATTAGCACCAAAACCTTCTAATCCTGGCATCCAAAAACATTCAGCATGTGACATGGAAAAAACAATATCGCAAGCGTTATACAAAGATTCAATATCAGTAATGAATTGATCTATTATTTCAATCTCACCACGGTTTTTATATTCTGTACAAAAATCTCTATATATTTCATTAAAAGGAACACTATCAGTTGTAGTTTGTGGACTCTTTCTTGATACCTTAAGAACTAAACATACATCATCTTTTTTAGTAAAAGCTTTACCATATGCTTTTAATACATTTGGAATGTTCTTTCTCAAATGTGGTTGAGCTATATTAACAAGTATCTTATACTTCTTTTTTGTTTTTAATGGAAACTTTCCTAATGATGCGAATCGTTCTGGATAAATACCATGAGGAACTACGACTTGATGATCTTCTGGCATTCCATTATCAGTGAATATCTTCTTGGCAAAAGCTGAAGAAGGTAATACTTTATCTACTGCTTTGTAATATTTAGCAAACGCAGGTGGTAGTATAGTAGTTTCATAATTCCAAATACCAAACCTATTTGTATTACCTCTAATAAAGTAATGCCCAAAATTTCTCATTGCAGTATAAGACAATTGTGCATCATAAGACGAATCTAATGTAGACATTGCTTTGCCTAATAAATCTTGAGTCATTGAAGAATTTTCTTCAATATAACCCTTAAGATAAGGCTTTAAATCTTCTGGGAAATGCTGTATACCATTAGTAGAAAATAAATCGACAGTATGACCCATCTTGATAAATTCTCTCGACAAATTTTGTGCAACAATTGACCAACTAAAATTTTTACCTAAAAATCCAAACCAACATATTTTCATGTTGGTGTCTATATCTTACGTCCACAAACTTCTTCGTATTTTAATTAATCTAATAATCATTTCGTCTGTCTTGCGTTCTAGTTCATCATCCATCTCACGCATTTGATCCCAAATAATTTGAGTTTGAGGATCATTTTGTTTAAGTAAACTGTGCCACTTATTTCGAAGTTCATTACATTGTTTGTGAGCATCTTTACGATCGACAGTCCACCATTTATGTATTTCTAATATCTCAAAATAAATATCTTTTTGAGCTTGTAAATTATCTTCTTTAAGGATGTCTTCTTCTGTTGGACAATAATAATTCTTCATTTCATATTTAACGAATTGATCTAATAAATTAAATATTGCATAGAGCATTCGTTCAGATACATCAAGCCAACCATAACGATACTGATCAATATCATCTTCATTTTTTGGTTGACGAAGATCTAACATATGATATCTTCGTTTTGGAACAATATGAGAAACGACCCAATACTTTGCGTCTTGTATAGGTCTATAAACTGGATAGAATAATTTGAATCTTACAAAATCTCCTGCAGTTTCAGCTACAAAATATTTAATAGGATGTTTAGATTTAACTTCTTCATGCCAATCTTCCCAAGAATAATCAGTAGTATTTGGAGTAAAATCTTTACTAGGTAATGAATCTCTACTGCTTCTGCCAAGCTCTGTCGGACTTGGCAGATGCAATAATTTTCTTAAAAATAACATAAAGTTCCTAAATAATTTTTGGGTTCAAGATAACAGTATAAATTATTTATATTTTATGTCAAGTGCCCAAATCACATTGGAGGTAAGAAAGGTACAAAATTATAACTATTAGCTAAAGGAGGTGTAACATTACTAGGATTATCATATGCAAGAACTAATCTAGCCATTTTACATATAGCTGTATCTGTAATACTTGTTGGATTTAAACCAAGACGAATCTCGTATATATGATTTGTTGCTCCAGATGATAACTCTGCTGAAATATCATCAGAAGTTAAAAATGTAGCAACTGTTGCTGCTGTACTCATGACAGTAAGAGGACCAGCGAACAATGTAACATAAGATGCAGTAGTGATATTATATAATTGTATTTCTGCGGTATTTATTGCATTAGTTGTTTCTAATATCGCTTCAAATTTAATTGAACTTAATGATTCTAAAACGAAACTATCAAATCTAAATATCAAGGCACCTACAGTTATTGGTGTAGAATTATCTGCAGTAATTGATCCTGCAACACCATAAATATATACTGGGTTTTTATACATGAAGCTTGGGTCTAATTTACCATATCCATCAGTTTTAGGTATTCGACTAGCACTAGAAATACCTGCTGACAAAGCAATAACTCCAGGAAGATCATATATAAATTGATAGCTTAATGAACTTGCATTACTCATTAATACAGTTCCATAAACTCCAGCAGAAGCTAATCCTGTACCACCATTAATTATAGGTAATACACCAGATACATCTGATGCTAAATCTAATAAAGCAGGAGGTCCTCCATTTGGAGAATCATTATATACCGTAATTAAATCTAATATATTTTGTACTTTAGCTGAATCTACAAATAATGGTAAATTATTAAATCCACCTTTCTTAAGATATACGTTTACTTGTATTTTTGTACTTAAAGTTTGCAATACAATATCTTCATATAAATTAGTAAAATTTAATTTTAATAATCCTGTGGCATAATCTATTGCTACACCAATCTTACCATCAACAATAGCTCCATAATAGCCGTCACCGTATCCGTTTGTATTAGGAGAAAATGATTGTACAGCTACAGAAAATCTTACTTGATCTCTTGTTAACGCATCAAGATCAACAAATGAACAATCAGCAAATCTTAATGCAGGGAATCCAAGTTTAGTAATGCCTGTAGGTATTGAATCTTGAACTTGAGTAGCAATAAAATCTTCTAATATATTTAATGTCTTCTCTGAATTAAACATTCCATTTGGAATTTCTAATACAATAGTACCAACTTCAAAGTCTACTTTATAATAATCTCCATTTGGTCTTTTGATTTCACCTTCACCAATAATAATATTGTCTGGAGAAAATACATCAACAGTTCCAGGATCAAATGTTGGTGTAACCGGAAATGTACGACAAAGAATACCATCTAATGAACAAGGATATCTACCAGAACCAGTTAAAGAAGTAAATATAGTTGGAACTAATTTAGTTTTACTATTAGTAACAACTAAATTTTCATCCCATGTAAGTTGTTTTTGAACATTAAATGTTACGGGTAGATTATAATAATCATGTGAAGCAAAATAACCATCTGATAAAAATATATCTTGAGCTGGATGTATAGTTGTTGATCTTCCACCTGATACTGGAGAATAATCATCTGTTCTATCAATAAACTTTTCAACCTTTAATCTTATTACATTAAATTTAGTGCCAATTTTTGTATAAGGGTCAGATGTTGGAGCTGGATATGATGGATAAGGTGAAACAACATGAGGCATACGGCTAATGTAACTATTTAGAAGATAACCATCAGAAAGAGTTACTGCAAAATCTCCATCAATATCGGCTCGTAACATTTGACCTATAACATCACCAGTTAAAATAACTTTTCTAATAGTAATAACATCAGTAAGACTATCATTTGCAATGATATCAAATCCACCAGTATTATTATTAGTTGCTGGAGGAAAGATTACTAATTTATAATCTGTTATACCAGAAATAGATGTAAATGAAACAGATGAAGATGTAAATTGTGCTAATCTAGAATCATTAGGATTTGCGATCAAAACACCATCACTGCCATAAGCAATTACAGCATAAGTGGTTTTATCAACTACTTGAAAACTAACTCCATATGCACTATTAAAAGCAGATATACTAACAGTATAACCATTTGTGAAAGAAGTATAAATTCCATTTGTACTTACAGTTGAATTTGTTGGTAAACCAACATTTAAATTATAACCAACATAAGACATTAATAAATCTAAATCTGTTGAATCAATTATACCATCACCATTAACATCGCCAAGTACCATTGTACAATTTTTAGCTTCAGAAACACGATAATATATATTTGGTTTATCAGCATCTGGTATTATTTTAGCGTCTACGAAATCACCATTTAATAATTTAGTTTCTAAATCAGTAACTAATGTATTATGTCTAACGCTATCAGTATTATCAGTTACTATTTTAATAAGTATCTCATCATTAACAATAGTAGCTCCATATAATTTAGATGAGAATATAGATTGAGATGGATCAAAATATTTTTTATTCTTATCTATTATAGCACCAATAATTAATGGTTCTGAAGCTGATTCTAAATTAACAATATCTATTGAATTTAATAATTCAACACTTGGAACATATTGTTGACGAGACTCAACGGATTGACCTGTTCTTTGATCAGGTATAGGCACACTATCTTTTGTAACCGCAGCAACTACGGCTCTATAGACATCAGTTCCTGCAAATTGAATGTTTTTAAAAGAATAATCTATTGTAGCTAATGATACAGGATCAACTGTTGTTTTTGAAACAATAAAACCATTACCAGATTCATAACCTTGTCCATCTGATATTTTAGCAGAGTCAGTCCAAATTTTAAACCATAAATCTTCTTCTGGAGTATCTACCCATAATGATCCAGTAAAAGTAGTAATTCTAGAATCTGATACTCTATCAGATCCAACATCAATTAAAATATCGCATTTATTTGCTGCGCCAGAACGTTTTAATGAAAATGCATAATAATTACCGGAAACTAATATATTTCCACCAGCAATTGGACTATTACTAAAAATAAAGTCTACTGGTTGTGGTACAGAATTTCCATAACCATCATCCAAAACAATACCCATTGCTTTTAATGAATCATAATTTAAACTAATTTGAGCTATTGGAATATTAGTTGGTGCAAAATCAATTGATAAATTTGGAACAACATCTGAAGGACACTCAATAATAGATTGTAATGGAAATACACTTAAAACTAAATCACCTGTCCATGCCAAATCTGCTTCAGATCCTAATTCTAAGTTTCTTGCAGATAATAATAATGTTATTTTTTGAATATTATTTGTGGTTGCTATAAACTTCTGACCAATTTGAGTAGTAACATCGCTATTCAATAATGCTTTTTGATCTTTATTAGCTATAAAAATATCCAAAGTATCTATATTATAATATGGCATTGCCGCTTGTAATGCAGCAGATAAAGATAATGAGCCATCTAAAAAGAAATCTCTAAAAAACAAATTAGGTTCAATATCTTGAGCCAACATTATTGGATTTCTAGATAATGTTAATGGATTTGCTTCTCTAATAATTATTCTTCCACCAAGATTTAATGATAATGAAGGATTTCCAATAAAATCATTAAACAATAATACTAAAATTTTAGTGAAATGTCTTTGACTAACTTGTATTTCATTTGATCTAAATACAAATGTTTCATATTGTAAATTACTTTCAAAATCTAATCCAATAATTCCAACTTTAACCGTTTTTCTACTAGCAGCTTTAGAGTCAGTTAATTCTATTTCTAATTGATTTCCATAATTACTATCAGCAGGTTGGGATATATTAAAATCAATATCAGATTCTGGTATAGCTTTGCCATCCAAAAAATCTGTTACCAAAGAAGAATCAAATAATACATTCTGTGTTAATGTTTCTGGTAAAGCACCAGAACCAATATGATTATTTATTATTCCTGATTGTATAGCTTTGTTATAATTCTGTTCTAGGGTAAGATCAGAGTCATCAACTTGTTCAGCGTCGAACCAGATATTAGAAATGGCAGATACAGGGTTTCTTTTAGTCATGTTTATCTCATATAATATGTTTTAAGATTAGTTACATACGCCATTTTTTATCTAGTATATTGTATGTACACCTTACTATTGGCTGGTTTTAGTATCTTTATTAATTTTTCTAAAACTTCTCGAACCTTTATACTATCATTAACTATACCAAAAGAATCTAAAATATTAACAGAGAAATCAAATGCACCAGTTTTTCTATTGATAATTGTTGTAAAATCTTCATTTTTAATATTTTGAGAACTACTATCAAGTAAATAAGTAGTGAATAGATCTTTTGTTACTGGATATACTACGTTCAAATTACTATTGTAATTAACATCTAATGGTTCATTGTATGGAGCATATATTGGTCTAAATATATTACTGATTCTTAAATTATTTATTAATCCAAACAATTTATTTTCTTGAGTATATTGAGAACCAATATAAAGAGTATTAATTGGATCTTTAAATTTAATATTTCCAACAACATTAGAACCATATCCAACTCTTACTGAACCTAATACTGTTGAGGTTCCTCCATATGTAAGACCTGAATCGAATAATACGCTAGAACTATTACTGTAATTATATCCATCAATAAATAAACTCATTTCATCTTTACCAAGATTGCCATTTATTCTGTAACTTACTTTTACACGATGCCAAGTATTTCTAACCCATCTTGTTGGCGCACATACTAAATATTGTACACCAGATGCAATGATAGCAAAATTAAGATAACCGAATTCATCTTTATATAATGATATTCTATCGCCTTGCACACCTTTTGGTAGATATTTTACAATTACATGAGATTTTTGAGATGGCAACTTCTTATTTAATCTGATTACTTGAGTATTTAAAGTTAGATTATTATTTTGTGTAGTTTGATATGTTACAATTACAGATAAACTACTACTTGGGAGCGGCTTACCTAAATATATAGTTTTACCATTTGTACTAATTGAGCCTTCTGCAAAATAATCTGTTTCAGAATAATCTCTTGGTATTTTTACAGATATTACTTGAAGAATAGGATTTATTACATTAACAGAATATGTTGAAGTACTTACAGCACCTTCTATAATTGCTCTTTGAGTATCAATTTCAACTTTACCACCAGCAAAATAATCAATATTAGGATCGCCAGCTTTTAATGTAACACTTAATACTCTACCAATAGGATTAGATAATTTAACAGAAACTAAATCAGTACTTACTGCCTCCTCTACAATAGCACTAGAAGCATCAAAGTAATATCTTGTAACAGGATCATTTCCAGTGTCATATAATGGACTTGTCCAAAATTCTATTGACCCTTCTTTTCTTACATCTAAAATGCCATCATTTGATAATTTCATTGGCTCTGATACTATAGCTAAACTATCTGTAAAGTTATTATTAACTTTCGCAGAAGAGTGAAGTTGTTGTTTATCAGCATATGTATTGATATAAAAATCAGCATCATTTACAAATGGAAATGAATCAAAATTAATTAACATCAATGTATCACTATCTTTTCTCAATGGTTTAACTGAATTAAAATCTTGTGTAATTGATTTTTGATTACTTGTTACCAATTCACCTACTCTAGTATCAGTTAACATACTAGAATAAATCTTAACTTGATCTATCACAGCATTAATTTGATTCAATCCTGAAAAATCAGAACCTAAATATACATTTCCTTTTGGTAAATCTAATTTAATTCTGGCATAGGTATGATAAGCAACTTCATAAAATCCATGAGATAGTAAATAAGATACTCCAGGTAATATTGATACTTCTAAAATAAAGAATCCATTCTGTAAACCACTTCTATAATCATTTACATTTAGAATTTGATATACACCATTTGTAAAAGAAGGTATTGGTGTAGGAGGATATGGTCCAGCATTTGTGGACTCTATTGTTAATGTAGTTTTATCAGAAGATACATTTGTAATTTTATAATAACCAGCCGCTGCAATTGGTGATTGAATTACTAAATAATCATTAACACAATGATCACTAAATGTATAATAGCCATCAGAAACGGTATTTGCTCCAGTACTATATAAAGCTGTACCTGTTCCAATCTGATAACTATATCTTATTGCAGGAACTAATCCACTTAATTCACTGTAAGTTATAGGATATTTTTCTTTAACATTTAATACTAACGCATTTTTCAAACTATTAATAGGTTTGACTACTACATTTATATAGTTAATTGATATGTATAAATTTGTAAAATCTTGTGTACTATAATCTGTAAACAAAATAGTTTCACTTACAGTATACATTCCAACAGAACCATTAATAGTTACTTGAACAGGTGTTGAAAAGTCTGTATTATTTCCAGATATTGTTGCACTTATTGTACGACCAACTGCACTGTTTGATGGATGTGTAGTTGGTAAATT